TTATAAACAGATACTAATGGGAGACCGAGTTGACAATATCATCGGTATCAAAGGCATTGGAACAGTTAAAGCGGAAAGGCTACTCAAAGAATGCAAAAGCGAAAAGGAAATGTATCTTACTGTCTTGGAAGCTTACGACGGGAACGAAGAGAGGGTGCTGGAAAACGGAAGACTCCTCTGGATACGAAGGGAATCAAATCAGATGTGGACACCTCCAAGTTAGTGGTGCTTCATTGGGTTGATGCAGTATCTGATGGTGGATGGGAAGAAGATGAGAAGCCTGACATTCATCATGTAGTGACTGCAGGTTATGTAGTCTCCGAAACCAAGGATGCTATTTGTATTGCGTCTACTGTGTCAGGTACTTTTACCAATGCTCGGATGCATATCCCTAAAGCATGGATTAAATCTAGAAAGGTAATTAAACTTGAAACCACAGTCAGCAAAAGCAAAAGGAAGAAAGCTACAGCAGTGGGTAAGGGATCAGATACTCCTCCGTTTCCCCTCACTCCACTTCGATGATGTCAGGTCAACGAGCATGGGAGCGAGTGGAGAGGATGTGCAGCTCAGTCCTCTGGCTAGGTCATTGGTTAACTACACAATTGAGTGTAAGAACCGTAAGGCTATTGCAGTGTTTAAGGATTATGAGCAAGCGAAGACTCATGGATTAGTAGAGCCACTAGTTATCTTGAAACAGAATAACAGTAAGCCACTAGCATTAGTTGATGCTCAGCACTTCTTTGATTTGGTGCAGAAGATTAAAGACTTACAACACCATATAGATGTTTTACTTTTAGTGAAAGGTAAGAAGTGATTAATAATTATTTGTTTACATTTAACGATGAAGATAAGGCTGTTAACTACGGATTTAAAGTAGATGCAGATGAACATCACTACAGCGTAGTTCGTGAGTTCTTACAATTCTTATCTAGTATTTATGGTTACGATCTAATGGAGAAATATCTTGCCAACACATCTAGTGATACCTGATGTACAAGTAAAACCAGGACATGATTACTCATTCCTAAAAGCGATTGGAAACTATATTGTTAAGAAGCGTCCTGATGTTATTATTAATATTGGCGACTTTGCGGACATGCCAAGCTTATCAAGCTACGATAAAGGCAAGAAGTCTTTTGAAGGTCGACGATATAAGCACGATGTAGAAGCAGTACATGAAGCGATGGACATTCTCTTGAAACCTTTACGGCAGCTACAAGCAAGGCAGCGTAAGAACAAGGAGAAGGTCTATAAGCCACGAATGGTATTGACAATAGGTAACCATGAACATAGGATCAATCGTGCAGTAGAGAACGATTCAATGCTAGATGGGACGATAAGTATAGAGGATCTAAAGTATGCTGAAGCTGGCTGGGAAGTTATACCGTTTGAGCAGCCTATCATTATTGATGGTGTTCTATATTCCCATTACGTTACTGCAGGAGCACTTAATCGTCCTGTTGGATCAGCCTCAGCGATTATCTCCAAGAAGCACCAGTCGTGCGTTGTGGGTCATCAACAAGGCAGACAAGTTGCTTACGCTATTAGAGCAGATGGCAAAACACTTACGGCTATTATAGCTGGTAGTTGTTACGAGCATGATGAAGATTACATGGGTGCTCAAGGTAATCACTACTGGCGAGGTATCGTAGTGTTGCATGAGGTGAATGATGGTTGCTTTGATGAGATGTTTGTGTCTCTAGACTTTCTTAAGAAGAGGTATCTATGAGTGAGATAGACTGGAGTGTAAGAGATTTTCCAGGAGCAATGCCAGCACATTTTGGATATGAGTTGTGTGCTCCAGAAGATTGGAATAAAATAAAAGACTTTCAATTGGAAGACTACTTTAAGAAGTTACAGGAAACACCGATGGCAGATGATAAAGATATGGTTAACTCGCCTTCACATTACACACAAGGGAGTATAGAATGTATCGATGCTATTGCACAGGTGGTGAAAGATTTAGATGGAATGGAAGCTATGTGTACTGGCAACGCTATCAAGTACCTGTGGCGATGGAAGCATAAGAATGGTATTGAAGATCTACGCAAAGCAGTGTGGTATGTGCAACGTATGATTGACAACTACAAAGAATAGGAGTATAATATATGAGTCGATTAACAAGGGAGTTAGAGAAAGCTATGGATAATTCAAAACCAACAAAGACAGTAAGCTTTAACAAGTTCTTTCCAAAGGATAATGCCTTTGTGAATGTAGATGGTGGATTTAAAAACATCGAGGATTGGTGGGTAAACTTCACAGTACAGACTGGTACTAAAGAAGCAGTAAGTCTCTGGACTAGTGACTGGAAACCTGAAGACCAAGTAAAACAATTGAAGGCAATCATGGAAGGTGCTCAGAAGACTATCGACTTCATTGAGACCTGTATGAAGATGAAGCCAGCTAAGATGACAGTAGCTAAGAAACCAGCAGCTAAGAAAAAGTAATATATGGTTACTCTTACACTGCCAGAGTTAAAAGAACGGTTGAAGAGTTTAGATGAAGTTATGCTTCTGGAGCTGCTTGATGTGGCTTCAGAAGATTTAGTTGAAACCTTCGGTGATATCATTGAGAATAATTATAACAGACTTCTAAAAGAAGTAGATTGGACGGAAGAAGAATGACAACATACAACACACCCTTTAGTACAGTAGGGTACATTACCTATAAGCGTACCTATGCACGACGCTTAGATGAGACAAACCCAAGTAGTGCAACAGAAGAATTTCCTGACACAGTAGAACGTGTAATCAAGGCTGCTAATAGTCAGCTTGGTTGTAACTTCGATGCGTTGGAACAAGAGCGTTTACGTAAGTATTTGATGGAGCTTAAGGGTACAGTAGCTGGTCGATTCCTGTGGCAAATGGGAACTGATACAGTAGGTCGCTTAGGTCTAGCAAGTTTGCAGAACTGTGCATTCACAGTAATCAATGACCCAGTACGTCCGTTCACCTGGGCAATGGATATGTTGATGTTAGGTTCTGGTGTTGGATATAATATTCAAAGGAAGAATGTTGATAAATTACCTGAAGTTAATGTGGACTTCACTCGTCCTACTCGTGTCGATAGTAACGATGCCGATTTTATCGTTCCCGATTCTCGTGAAGGATGGGTTCAGTTATTGGGCAAAACTCTTAAAGCAGCATTTCTTAGCGATAAGAAAAATACTTTCACTTACTCTACAGTTCTTGTTCGTGGAAAAGGATCAACGATTAAGGGTTTTGGTGGAACTGCTAGTGGTCCAGAGGATTTATGCTGGGGTATTGAGAAGATTAGTGAAGTACTAGAGAAGAGAGCAGGTAAGAAGCTACGTCCCATTGATTGTCTTGATATCATGAACATCATTGGTGCTGTAGTTGTGGCAGGTAACGTGCGTAGATCAGCACAAATAGCAATTGGAGATCCAGACGATGTTGAATACTTACTTGCAAAGCGTTGGGACATGGGTAACATCCCAAGCTGGAGAGCTATGTCTAATAATTCTGTTGTGTGTAATGACTTTAAGGATCTCCATGAGTATTTCTGGGATGGTTATGAAGGTAAAGGCGAGCCATACGGTCTTATCAACCTTCGACTTTCTAGAAAGGTTGGTCGTCTTGGTGATACTAATTACCCTGATCCAGATGTAGAAGGTTATAATCCTTGTGCTGAGCAATCACTTGCTGCGTATGAGACATGTTGTTTAGCAGAGTTATATCTGCCTAACATTACAAGTAAAGAGGAGTTATTAGATGTCAGCAAATTGCTTTATCGGATTAATAAGCATAGTCTTGCTTTGCCTTGTCACCTTGCCGAAACCGAACATATCGTACATAAGAATATGCGTATGGGTATTGGGGTTACTGGTGTCTTACAGGCTACTGATGAGCAACGTGGTTGGTTAGAAGAGACATACGTTAAGCTTCGTGAGTTCGATAAGACTTATTCAGCAGCACATGGTTATCCTGAGTCTATTAAGTTGACTACAGTTAAGCCAAGTGGTACGTTGTCCTTGTTGCCAGGTGTTACTTCAGGTTGTCATCCAGCCTACAGTAACTATATGATTCGTCGTATCCGTATTGCAGCAGACCATCCACTTGTACAAGTCTGTCGTGATCACGGATATCATGTAGAGTATCAGCGTAACTTTGATGGTTCAGAAGACCACAGTACACAAGTAGTCTCATTTCCATTCTGCTATCCAGAGGGAACTAAGATTGCTGCTGAGATGACAGCGATTGATCAGTTAGAAACTGTGAAGTGGTTACAAGAAGTGTGGTCAGATAACAGCGTTTCCTGTACAGTGTATTATCGTAAGGAAGAGTTGCCTGAGATTAAGAAGTACCTTGCTAAGAACTACAAGAACAATCATAAGTCCTTGTCATTCTTGTTGCATAATGAGCACGGCTTCCATCAAGCACCATTGGAAGAGATTACTAAGGAAGCATACGAAGCAATGGTATCCAGCACTACGCTGATTACTAAAGTAGATGATGCTGTGTTTGATGGTGGTGATGAGTGTGCATCAGGTGCATGCCCAGTTAAATAAGGAGCAATGATGCTATTAGAATTGAGTTTTCTTACAGGGTTTATGGTGGGTTTTGAATGGATATCAGACTTTGAAGATGCCCACCATGTAGTACTTGACTTAGGAATTGCTAGGGTATTGGTAACATTCCCTAAAGATTCAGACTAATTCAAAATGAGGACCATCGAAGAAGGATTTAAAGTCACCACCCCAACGGATGTTGACCTGCTGATCTGCAGCAGCCTTCTTCATGGCTCTCGCTATCTCTGGATAATGTTCTTTATCCCAGCTTACCTTACCATCTACAATAGCTACTAAATCTACAGCATGTCCTGTTAGGTGCTTAGACTTTAGCGTCTGGCTATATCCATCATTCACTAATTGTTGTTGTCTCTCAGGTGTTCTGAGTCCTTCTAATACTGTAAAGTCTACAGTAGTCTCTTTGATTGCTTGCTCTACTAAGTGAACAAGTCTAATGTCTACACCTTGTAGCTTCTCTTTAGATTTAGCACCTAGAACAAAACTCATTTAGCTACTCCATTCTTAGCATAGAACAATGTACGATCACCGAATAAATAGAACCCTATTACTGCAGCAAAGTTATCTACTTCGTTAGAAGCGATACCAGCTAGGTGTGTATAAGCCCACACAGAAAGGGATATAACAGCCACCATTGGACGCTGAAGACGTACGATAGCCTCTACCCAGGGATAACTAGAGTTCGTGCCTCCTGCCTCGTTTAAAGCCTTGAACATCTCCAAGTCTAATTGCTTTACCTGGACATACTGCTCAATGGTTGCAGGTTTAAACTGCTCAGGTGCAACAAACCTAGAGATTAAAGACTTCCCTAGGTCTACCGCTAGAGGTGCAAAGGTTGCTAGTAGTGTGATTGGATCTATGATATTACTCCTCTTCTAAACCTTTTTTAGCCAGCTTAGCTTTGATGTACTGACGCATGAACTCAGGGTCTTGACGCTTCTCTACGAACATAAGATTAGTAGCTACCTTACGTGCTCTCTGCATAGCTTTCTCAAGCAGCAACTTCTTCATAGAATCAGGAGCAGCTTGGTATGCAGCAGAATTAATGGTAGCATTCAAGGAAGGCTCAGCAATATCACTAGAGATAGCTTGATACTTAGCCTGATCTTCACCTTCTAAATCTACACCTTTTAACTTTTTACTAGGTAAGTTGTAATCGAACTTAACACGAGCAGCTTCTTGTTGTAATGCTGTCTGTGTAGCAGGAGCAGTCTGTAAACCAGTGAATGCAGCAGCACCATATGAAGGATTAGGACGAGCACCACCATATAACATAGACTGAGCAGGTAGATTTTCTCTAGCAAACTCTTGACCTAAGTTAGGTAGACGATTCTGTACCGCTTCTCCGAAGTTAGTAACTACACGCATGTTAGGATCTACTGCACGTGCAGGAGCAGCTATGAAAGATGGAACAACTAAGCCAGCAAAGCTATTGACAAAGCTACCACCATAACGCTCAGGATCATGAATAGCTTGCAGTACACCAGAGATACCTTCTAAGAATGTCTTAGATGCAATGTTCTTAGTCACACCACCAACTACGTTAGTAACTAGTTCAGTACCTTTACGATCATCAGGATGTTTAGCAAAGTGTTCACGAACAGTATTGATACCATCAACAGTAGAACCCATGACTGTAGCGATAGGCTCAACACGAGCATATGAATACCATGTATCACCCAGTCGAATACTATACTCAGGGATACCAGCAGCAATCATAGCATTACGCTTATCAGCATCTTTAGGATAGCTACCTGTAATCTTACCATCTCCTACAGCCTGAGAAATACCAACAGCCATAGCAGCACCCATAGCAGTACGAGCAATCTTGACATCATTAGGTAGGTTCTTTTGAAAGATTCCGAGAGGGGTATAAGACAGAGCATCAGCCATAATGTTGATAGGTGTCTTAACGAACGGGAATACCCAGGCTAATTCAGGGTGATTAGCACGAGCTTGAGCTACAGTCTTAGCAAAGCCAGTTAAGTCTTGCTGGAATGTAGCATACTTGGAATACTTAGTTACATCGTCTGCTAATTTCTTACGTACATTATTAGGTAACTGAGCTAATCCAGGAGAATCTATGAGCTTAGTTTCCCAATCTACATC